GGATCGCCACCAGCTCGGCCTCGATCCGGTCAGCGCCGTGCGCGGCCTCGTCGGCCTCGAGCCAGTGAGCCGAGCAGACGCCCTGCATGACCATCGGCTCGGTGCAGTGGGGGACGGTGCACGTCACAGGTCCTCCATCTCGTCTTGCAGCTTGTTGAACTCCTCGACCAGCACCCCGGCCTCGGTCTCCTCGTCCTCGCAGATGCCGAGAACCTCGTCGCACACGCGCTGGATGAGGTGCTTCTCGGCCACGCTGAGCCGCTCGGCCAGCTGCCTGAGCGGCGCGAGCACCTGGCTCATGTCCTCGACGAGCCCGGTCACCCCTCAATCTCCACGCCCGCAGGCTCCTCGCCGATCAGCAGCCGCTTCTCAGGAGCCCGGTCGAGCTGGTTCCAGGTCTCTTTCACGTGCTCGACGTACCCGTCGCGCGCGGCGACCATCGGGATGCCCGCATCGCGCAGGCGCATGCTCAGGTGGAAGTCGCTCGACCACGCCTGCTGCTCGGAGCCGAACGCCCCGAAGGGGAACCTGCGCCACATCTCGCGGCTCATGCAGGTGAGCGCGAATCCCACGAAGCCCGTGCCCACGCCCTCGCGCGGCCACGCGACCACGTCGTCGTAGCGGTAGAAGTCGTACGCGCCGGCGGTGGGAACGTCGCCCATCAGGGGCCGCTTGGTGATGTTCACCTCGGGGTGCGTGGAGTCCAGCCGGCAGTAGCCGGTGACCACGGGCATGCGCTCCTCCGACACCTGAGCGAGGCCCAGCACCGCATCAAGCGCCTCCTGGCTCACCACGCAGTCGTCGCTCACCAAGCACAGGTGCGTGAAGTGGATCGACTCGTCGCGCACGATCGAGGCGATCACGTCGATCAGCTGCCACTCGGTGTAGTTCTGCAGCCACGCCTTGCGCACGTCGAGCGTCTTGAACGCCGCGATGCACTCGGGTATCTGTCGCGGGTTCATGATCGCCAGCAACGGCGCAAAGCCGCTTTGCTGCTCTGCAGCCGCGGTGGTCATGACTTCACCACCTCGTACATGCGCACGCGCCTGGTGAGCTCCTCGACCTTCTCGAGCAGCCACGCGATGTCGGCCACATACTCGTCAGGGTGCGTGAGCGATTGCTCTACCGGCCCCATGCCACGCCACGCATCCAGCCGGGCGCGGATTTCCTGTAGGCGGTCAGGCATCTTTCCCGTCCTCCACCGGACAGACGAACCCGCAACTGCACACGCCCGTCGTCAAATCCATGCGATGGACCGGCTTGGTAAGCCGCTCGACCTCGTCCAGCAGCCACGCGATGTCGTCGGGGGCGTGGCGATGTAGAGCCTGCGATGCGCGGTCGCGGTCGTCCTCCATGTGGTACGCCTTGTCGCTGTCCCACACCATCTCTGCGTTGGTGCGTTCGGTATGTGTCGCCGCATCCAGCCGTGCGCGGATTTCGGTTAGGCGGTCAGGCATTGGTTCCTCTAGTGTCTTGACCCGCTCGCGCAGTCGGATCACCTCGGCCGTTATGGCGCGAGCGAATGTGACGAACTCCATGTCGGTGTAGCCGCTGATTTCCGCGCTCAGGGCCTCGACGTCTGAGGTGACGCGCTGCGCTCGCTCGCTATTGCGGCGGCGGCGTTCCGCGTGTGAGGCCTCGCGTGCCGCTTCGGCTTCACGCTTGTTGGCCGCGTAGTTCCACCACGCGCTCACCCGCGCCCCTCCTTCTCCACCGGGATGTCGTAATCCATCTCGCGTTCGTCCCACAGGCAGTCGTCGCAGATGCGCCCGACACGGCCCACGGGCTCGCCGCAGGCGAGGCAGTAGGTCTGCTCGTCGCTCATCGCGGGGGCCTCAGCGTCCAGATCAGCAGTGCTACGAGGAAGAACACCAGCGCCCACAGCGTCCCCTGGTACCCGCTCACGCCACCACCTCCACCTTCCGTAGCGCGGCGCACGCGAGCGCGGCCGCGTCGATCTCGTCCTGCGTGCGGCCGGCGATCTCCGGCCACTGGCCCTCGGCCCACTTGCGCACCGGCTCCTTGCCGGGCCCGCGGATGCCGAGCAGCTGCCGCCACTCGCGCGGCTGGATCACCTCGATCAGCGCGTGGCCGAACACCCGCCAGGCGATTGCCTCGACGTTGCCGACCCAGCGCGCGTGATCGACAGTGACCTTGCGGCTCGGGCCCGCGAACGGCGCCTCGATGAACACGCCCACAACATCCACGTCGGCCGCGTCTGCGGTGTGCAGCACGCCCACCAGCTCGTCGCGCACCGCGCCGAGCGCGTGCCGGCGGTCCTCGTCGTGGCGGTCAACCACGATCGTGCCCGTGGTAATCAGGCGCTCCTCGTCGGTGAGCAGCGCCCACCCGGTCACGCCCTGAGCTGCGTCGATGCCCAGGATCATCGGCTGCCCTCGATCCAGACCAGCATCACGATGCCGAGCGCCGTGACCCACTGCGCGAGGGTGGAGAGGATGGCGGTCATGCGGCCACCTTCCCGGCCTTCTCGCGCATCTCGCGGCAGTGGCGCGCGTGCTCCTCGCGGTAGCGCGGGTCGTGCGCCCGGCAGTAGTCGGAGTCGGCCAACGCCGCCATGCGGCACTGCTTGCCCTTGCCCGGTGCGTTGAGCTTGACGCCCTTGCACTGCACGCCGCGCACGTAGCCCTCAGCGCGCCGCAGCCGGCGGCGGTGAGCAGGGTCGCGGGCGAGGCCATGCTTGAAGTTGCGTGCCCCGGTGGCCTCGTTCTGCTTGCGGCGGTTCCAGCCCCGGTGCTCGAACAGCGAATACATCGCCATCGCCATCGCGTTGGGGTTGGCGTAGCCGGTACCGGGGTGCACCTCGTGGCACGCCTGGCGCATCGAGAGGCCGGTGAGGTAGAGCCTGCGCACCTCCTGTAGCTGCTCTTCGGTGCACAGGTAGGGCACGCCCGCGTTGCTCGAGCGCGCCCCCTTGCGCTTGTCGCCCAGGCGGTCGACCACGTTCGGGATCGTGTTCCCGCCGGTCTGCGCATCGCACCATAGGCAGCTGCCGTCACCGCGGCTCGGCTGGATCTGCCGGCACTTGGGGCAGTAGGCGTCGAGGCCCGGGACCATCGGGGAGTCCTCGAGCACGACGTCCTGCATGTCGAGCACAACCGCGAAGCGGTCCATCCACTCGGCGCTCATCTGCCCCGTGGTGCGGGTGACGTGCAGCCTCCTGGCCGCCGATGAGGGCATAAGGTCGAAGCGCTCGCCGACGATCTCGGAGAAGCGCGTCAGGCTCACTTCGTTCAACTCACACCAGCGGTCAATCGCTTCGACCATCTCGGGCCCGGTCATCGGTTCCCCCTTCGCACGTGCCGCCAGTAGCCGGCGATCACGTCGTTGCGTGGGATGCGCAGCGAGCCGGCGGCCTTGGTGATCGACTTGGTGCGCTCGATGCCGTCAGCGCAGTACGCCTCGACGGCGTGAAAGCACGCCTCGTCGAGCTCGCGGCGCTGGGCGCGCTGGTCCTCGGTCATTCCCACTACGTCCAGGAGGGCCATCAGAACGCCCCCGAGCAGCCCCAGGCGGTGATGCCGACTGAGTCACGCACTGCGTCGGCAACAAGCACCTGCTGTTGGGGAGAGGCCCACCCGGCGTTGCCGGGGTAGTGCTTCGGGCGCCAGCCGTCCCACGTGCCGTGGAAGAACCCGAGCCCGCCTTCGTAGGTTGGCCCAGACACGGTCCAGTTGACGCCCGCGTAGCCCGAGCCCGGCTGCTCGCAGCGCCCGATACGCAAGAAGCCTTGGTAGTCCGGCACGCGCTTGGCAACCTCAGGCCATGTCACCGGGGCCGGCGGGAACTCGAGTCGGTCGCGCTTGAGCTGCTTGACGCACGCCTTTTTGGCGTCGCCATGGTGCGCTGCGCACGGCGCTGCCGCAGCTGGGGAGACAGAGAACGCGATAGCACTCCCCACAGCCGCCGCGACTCCCCACCGGGTCAGCCGCTGCAGGGCCTTCGCATGTCGTGTCTCCCCACGCTGTTCGTGGTCACGACCCGGGGCGTGGCTTGCCCGCGGGCGATCCACCCGAAGGTGGTACTGAACCAGTTGTTCTGAGCGCTTCACCTAGACCTCCTGCATAGCGGTCGTTTTTGGGTCTGATGTCTCCCCATCGGGCCTAATGTCTCCCCGACGTGCAACCATCTGGTCGGGCTCACGAAGGGAGACGCGATGCCCGCCTTGGTGAAGAAGTGCCGCCACGCGAGGGGAGAGTGGGGAGACTGCGCGTGCCAGTGGTACGCGGACTACCGCCTCGCGGGTCAGCGGACGTACAAGCCACTCGGCCGTGACCGTGCGCAGGCGCAGGCCGCATACCGCGTCGTCCTGGCCGAGCTCGCCGCCGGCATCACCGGCGTCAGCGGCGACCCGACCTTCGACGAGGTCGCGGACATCTACATCGCCGCCTGCCGCGTGCGCCTGCGGGCTCAGTCGGTCGACCGCTATGAAGCAGTGCTCGATCATGCCCGGCGCTACTTCGCCGGCGGCGTAGCGTCCGCCATCGGCACGCCCGAGATCGCCATGCTCGCCCAGGCGCTGCTCGACAGCGGACACGCCCGAAGCCACGTGCGCATGATCGTCGGGCGCACCATCGCCGTGCTTCGCCATGCAGCCGAGCTGGGCATCGTCGAGCGTGTACCGGCCACGCCGTCGGTGCTGGCCGACGCGACAGATGATGAGCCCGAGCTCGAGGTCCTCACGCTTGAGGAGGCGCGGAAGGTCATTGCCAAGTTGCCCGAACCGGAGCGCAGCCTCAGCGTCCTCGTGCTGTGGACCGGCATGCGTGCCTCGGAGGCTCTGGCCCTTGGTCCCGAGAACGTCGGTGACGCCGTGCTGCTCGTGCGCTCCACTCAGGTGCAGGGCAGGCGCACCAAGTCCGGTGAGGTCGTCACCAACCGGCCCAAGTCCCGTCGCGGCAAGCGCGACGTCGATCTCATCCCGCAAGCCGTCGAGGCACTCGGCGATCTTGTCCTGCCGGTCGACACCACCTACCGCCGCTGGCTGCAGCGCTGGCAGGGGGCCTGCAAGAAGGCGCGCGTGCCCGCCACGGGGCTCCACGCGCTCAGGCATACGAACGTCAGCCTGCGCTTCGCCGCCGGCCAGACGCTCACCTACATCGCGGACCAGGTCGGCGATGCGCCTCAGACCATCACGCGGCATTACGCGCACCTCCTGCGCGCTCAGACGCCGCCGCAGACTGATCTGCTCGCCGCCGTCGCGGGGGCCTGACTTCGCGCGCGAATGTGGTGCTGCTCGGTGTCGCACTCGGGCGCACCAGCTGCTCGAGCGACCAGCCGGGCACGTAGTAGCGCCCGTTGATGCGCATCGAGACCACCCGGCCGCGCCGGATCAGCCCGCGAACAAAGTCCTGAGAGCGACCGAGGGCCTCTGCGGCCTCGGCCACGGTGAGGAGCTGCGCGTTCACCTCTTGTGTGGCTCCGGCTCCGTCAGCAGCTTGGCGACCTTGGCGTAGACGGCGGGGTCCTGACACTGCATCGGGGTTCCCAGCGTCATGTGCTGGCGCATCAGAAGCTGCTTGGCGGCTTCCCTCATCTTCGGGTCGATGCTCATCGTGCGAAGTCCTCTGGTCGGCAGTGCGGGCATACGATCGGCAGTGTCCACTGCTTGACCGGCGTCCCGTCGGGCATGCGGATGCCCTGGGGGGTCGGGGCGGCGATCCAGCCCTGACCGTGACAGCCCGCGCAGCCCTGCTCGCGCTCGCGGATGCGCATGTACGCGAGCAGGGACTGGCGTGCGTTCTCGGCCCGCTGCCACGTGGCAGTGCCCTCCGGTCGCCATCCTTTGTTGGGCTTGGGGGTATGCACCGGCACCGGGCCTCCTTCCCTAGAACGCGCTCGGCGCGAAGGGGATGTCGTCGGAGCCCGCCTTCGGGGCGCCTGACTTCTTCTTGGCAACCTTCGCCACGGCCTCAAGGTCGGGTGCGGCCTTCTGCACGCTGTACGAGTGGTACTCGCGCCCCGACTGACCGCGCTTGAGGCCCTTGTAGGTCACTAGGACCTGCCAGCCGGGCCCCGGCGCCTCTTCGGCGTCGCTTCCCAGCTCGCGTTGCAGCACTGACCGTGAGAGCCGGAAGGTCATGACCCCGGCCTGCTCCTGGTCGTTGATGGTGACGTCCTCGACGAGCAGCTCCTCGGTGTCGCCGAAGTCGGTCGTCACCGTCTGGTGGCTCGGATCGGCGACCTGTCCGGCGAACCAGTCGCCGACATTCGGCAGTCCGATCCAGTCGCCAGCTGCGTCCTTGGCCTGCGCGCGGAGCGCGGCGATGGCATCTGCGTCCATGTTCCTCGTTCTCACTTTCCGTTCTGGATTACTGCCGACTTGATGAACCGTCGGCTCTTGGCCGCGAGCAGGAAGCGCGCGGCGCGGAAGGCCGCGAAGGCGGCCTCATTGGCATCGACCGGGACGAGGCGTGCCTTGTCCGGCCGGGCATGCACGACGAAGGCCCCATCGACCTCCGGCGTCTTGATGAGCAGCCCGTCGGGCGTGACGAGCCAGTCGGAGTAGCGGTAGGCCGCCATCTGGTACGCGAAGGTCGACTTGAGCGACTTCGACGTCTTGAGATCGACCAGGGCGGTCACGCGCTCGCCGCTTGGCAGCGTCAGGCGCGCGATCGAGTCCAGTCGGCCGGCGTACGCGGTGTCCTCCGCCTCGAGGTCCCCGAGAACCACGCACTCGACGTGCAGCGGCTCGTAGTCGATCGACTGCAGCAGGCCGATCACGTGATTCACCGTGTCCGAGGCGGGCCCGATCAACACCGGCAGCGACTCGCCGGCCGACCAGGCCTCAACCGCGTCATGGACCAGGGTGCCGGTATCGCCTGCGCGGTCGCGCTGCTCGTCGGGCGCCTTTGCCAGCGCCTCGACCAGCACATCGCGCCCCTGCTTGAGAAGCGCGGCGAACTGGCCCGACTCGGCGTAGTCGACGGCCGCCTCTGCGACCTGCTTTTTCATCCACCGCTCAAGTCCCCAGCGGCCGCCGATCATGTTCAGCGCGTTGGTCACGCGCGGTGCCACGCGGAAGTCGCACCCGAGCTCATCGGGAATGAGGTAGCCGCTGCCGTCCGCCGCCAATGCGGCGCGCTTCTCGGTCGTCACTTCATTCCCCTTTCCGACCGGAGCAGGGGCGAGGGCGTGACCCGTACACCCTCAGGCCCCTGCTCGACGGTCGTGGTGGCAAGCCACCAGCCGCGGGGAGTCGCGGCCTTGGTCGCCGGGCTCATCCGAACACCCGCTGGACGAGCTCTGCCAGGTACGGCCCGGTGTAGTCGAGCGTGAACCTGGTGGCGAAGAACAGCGCCAGCATCGTGCCGACGATGATCCACATGATGAGGGTCGCCGGCGTCAGCGCACGCTTGCGGCCGTGATGGCGGTAGCGGCGGCTCACCTGAGCACCTGCCCGGCGCTGAGGCTCGCCACCAGCGCCATGCCGCGGGCGGTCTGGATCTGCCGGCTGGCGATGTCGGCGTTCATCTGCGAATCGCCGCCGTGTCCCTCCCAGACGTCGCCGCGCTCGAGCGCCCCGATGGCCTCATCGAGGTCCATCGCGGCCTGACGAAGGCGGTCGGATGCCCGAAGGAGCTGAAGTCGGATCTCGGTCCTGATCGTCGGCTGGCTCATCGTTCTCCCTTCGTGAGCCTGTGTGGTGCATTGCTTACTAGTGCCTAATGCACCAGCGATGCAAGCACTCCTTCCGGACGACTAAGACAACTTTCCGCAACTAGCGGCTGAAACACTACGTCGGCAGCCAAGACCTACCCGTATGGATGGGGACAGCGCGCACCGGCGCATGTACGTCTGTGCCTGCATGACTAGGTATCGGGCGCCTAGTGCCGTACCATTCAGCTCGAGGGGCCAAGGAAGGGAGACCTGTGGCCACGCTCGCAGACCTGATCGTCTACGGACGGCAGGGCAAGGGAATGACCCAGAATGACCTGGCGATCGCGCTTGAGATCAAGGCCGGCGGCGCACAGGTGTCGAAGTGGGAGCGCGGGGCCCTGCCGGACCCGCGCAACGTCCACCGCATGATCGAGCTGCTCGGGCTCGAGGCGGATGAGACCTGGCTTGCCTTCGGACGCGCGGTCGACGCGGCGAACTCGCTCTAGCCGGTCCCGTTCTCCATCGCGCGCCTGGTGGCGTCGGCGCGCTCGACCAGCGCTCTCCCGCTCGGTAGCACCTGCAGCTGCTCGCGCCTGTCCTCGATCAGGGCGACGACGGCAAGCACGGCATTGAAGGCAGCGGTCATGCGCTGGGCCGTGACCTCAGAGGTGTCGTCAGTCATGACGGTCCCTTCGGTCGGATAGTGAGGAACGTGTGTTCTAGTCCTCACCTCGGACGCTTCGAGAAACCACTCCGCGACCCACCTCGGCATCTGCACGGGCGTAGGCTGCGAGCGGTTCATCGTCACCACCACCGATCCTAAAGAGGGTTTGGCGCTGCGTTGGGCCGGGAACCGTACCTGATGCCTTGGTAAGTTGCTGAACAGTAAGAAACTCATTTAGGTGAGCCGACTTCGGCCCGACTCCGTTCATCATTCGGAGCTGGGCCGATGAGCAGCAGCAAAGAGGCGTTTACCAAGAGGTTTTGTGACTGGCGGGCCGAGGCAGGCATGACCCGCCGTGATCTGGCCCGCGCGCTCGAGGTCACCGAGCAGACCCTCATCAACTGGGAGAAGGGCACTGCGCCCACCATCGAGCCGCTCGCGCGCCTCGCGGTCTACTCGGGGCTGTCGATTGACTGGTGGCTCGGGCTCACCGACGCACGCGCCAGGCTGCGGGTCACGCGCCGGAAGGCCATGTAGGCCCACAGGTCCGCGAGCTCCTCCTTGGCGTTGTCGGTGAACCACGGCTCGACGCGCCCGGTCCAGTCGCCTGAGAACTCCTCGCAGCCGGCCTCGTAGCGCTCCTTCACCATCTGAACCAGATCCACCGGCGGGTCCTGCACCAGGGCCAGCACATCTCCCCAGGCTCCCTCGAGCTCTCCCAGAACCTGCGGCCATAGCGCTCGCGCTTCATCGGGGGTCATCGGTCGTGGGTCTCGCTTCGTCGGTTTCGCTTGCGCACAGGGTGGTCTGGGGCGTATAGATAACTATACGACCCACGACCCGGGGATCAGTACCCATGACCCATGACCAGCTTCACGCTGTCTCGGACCTGTCCGAGCGCAGCAACGCTGACCTGCTCAGCGAGTACATCCTCATCACCGCGCAGCTGCGCGAGGAGCACCGCAGACGCAGGTGGCTGCTCGACTGCCGCGCCGCCGTGCGCGACACGCTCATCGCCAGGCTCGGCCTGTGCATCGCCATGCGCTTCTGCGGGCAAGTGGACGGCGTCATGCGCTGACCCACGCTCGAGGTCGTGGCCGCGTACATTCCGAACCGGCCATGACCGAGGAACAGCATGCACAGGCCCTGCGGGAGGCGGCACTGCGCCGGCGTGAGTCGGAGAGCGCCTGGCGGGCTGCCATCCTCGCTGCGCACCGCGATGGGATGTCCTACCGCGCCATCGCCGTGCACGCGGGCGTGTCGCACTCTCGCGTGCAGCAGATCGTGAACGCACAGAACGACTGACGCTCATGCGGCTGCGGCCGCCTCGCGCGGCCTGCCGATCCATTCGGCCGACACGGTGCGCGTGCCGTCGTGGGCGTCGCGGATCGTCACGATCCATCCTCCGATGTCAGGGGAGATGCCGCGGTCGCGCATGAACGGCGTCTGGCGCTGGAAGCACCCGGCCATCAGGCACGTCACGCCGTGGTGGCGGAAGAACGCGGCCTTGTGGAAGTGCCCGAGCACGAGGATGTCGGGCCGGTCGGCCTCGGGCAGCTGCTCGATGAAGCGCTGGGCCTTGTGTGAGTGCGCGTAGGCCGAGGGTCCGCTGCCGTGAGCGAGCAGGATGCGCGTGCCGTCGTCCAGCGTGACCGTGGCGCGGTCGTTGCCCAGGTACACGATGTCCGTGCGCCGGCGCGCCAGGGCGTGCACGGGGTTGGCCCCTCGGAAGTCGCCGTGCAGGTCGTGGTTGCCCGCGATCATGAGCGTGCGCACGCCGGGCACCCGGGGGTAGTGCTCATCGGCCCGGTCGACCTGCTGTGCGGGCGTGAGCTCGTCGGTGACGTTCCCGCGGTACATCCCCGCGCCCGCCATCACGTCGCCGGCGTGAAGCACCGTGCTGATGCCGCGGAAGGCGAACTCGTCGTAGACCGCCTGCAGCTCCTCGGGCGACTCGAAGCGGCTTCCGATGTGCGTGTCGCTCACCACGCCGATGACCTGGGCGGCCATCAGTCGAGCCACAGCAGGTACTCGGCCGTCACGCGCCCGCGCTCGGGGTCGATCATGTGCAGGCGCTGCCCGGGGAGCGACTCGGCGGCCATCCACTCCTTTGCGAAGCTCGAGCCGCTCACGCAGCTGGGCGTGACGAACACACGGCCGCCGGCAGGCAGCGGGATGCTCATCGGGATGTGGAAGTGCCCGAGGTAGGCATCGGTGAACTCCGGCATGACGCCGGCCGCCCAGCTCATGTGCTTGCGCAGGATGCCGTAGGCCGGGATGTTCCCGCCGAAGCCGCGAATGGTGTCCCCGTGATGCACGAGGAAGCGGTACGCGCCGATCTCGCCCACGTGGTACCAGGTGTCCGCGTCGTGCCAGGTGAGCCGGTCCTGCCCGGCGAGGTTGTCGCGGATCACGCGCCCGACGATCCGGTCCCAGTTGGTCTCGGTCTCGTAGTCGAGCGACTGCCTGCCCTTGCCGCGCCCGACGCGCCCGTGGTTGCCGGGCACCTCATACACCGTGACCCGCTCGAAGCCTCCGAGCAGCGACAGGATCGCGTCGCCCAGGATGCGCGCCGCGGTGAACACCTGGTCGAACGTGGTCTGCTCGACGTGCCACACCTGATGAGCGAACTGCGCGGTCTGCTCGATGAGGTCACCGCCGAGGAGCAGCACGCACTCTCGCACCGGGTGATCCGCCCGCTGCACGTCGGAGATGCGCACGGCCTTGCCGACCGCCTCCATGACGCGCCGTGTGGTGACCTCGACGTTGGTGCTGGCCGTCACCGCGCCGACATGCACGTCGGTCAGATGCAGCAGCGCGACCTCCTCACCGGCCTTCCTGCGATCGCGCCGTGGTGGTGGCACCGCAGATGGCGTGCCGGCCACCACTGCAGCGTCGCGCGCGGCCTCGTAGACCGCGGCGATCAGGTCAGCGCTCTTGGCCTCGGCCTTGGCAAGGCGCCGCTGCAGGCTCTTGCACGTGGCTTCCAGCTGCGCCGCGCGCTCCTCGGCTCCTATCTCATCGCCGAGCGCAGGCACACGTTCCCCTTCTGTGCGCCGCGATGGCCTTCTCGCTCACGTCATGCCCGTGTGAGCGAAGGGCGCGGGAGATGGCGACGTGGCGAATGGCGTCGTCGGCCATCGCCGTGTCGAAGTCGCTGAGGTCGTCTGCGCTCAGCTGCTCCCTGAGCATGACGATCGGGCAGCGGTTCGGGATCGTCCGGCTCTGCTCCTGGCCGATGTCCTCGAGCAGGCCCATGCGGGCTACGCCTGTTCGGGGGCGTCGGTGGGGATCGCCGGGAGCTCGTCGATCAGCTCCGACGACTCAATCCACGCAGGCTCGCCGTAGACGGTCTGCACCATCGCCTGCAGCTGGCGGCCGAGCACCACGATGGCGCCGAGCACGGTCGCGCAGGTCGCGCCCCACTGCCAGGGGAGCGTGCTGAACACGGGAGCCAGCGCAGCCGCGACTGCGCCGATGAGCCCGATCCACGATGCGGGCCCGAAGGTGACCTTCTGGTTCACGATGGTTCCTTTCCTCAGGTGGTCTTGCCGAGCGCCTCGGGCGCTGCGGCGGTGCCGGCGGACTGCCGGACACGGGAGAACGGACGAAGCTGCCGGCCGAGGCGTCGCTCGAGCACGGTCTTGGCCTCATCGCGTCCCTGCTCATCGAGCCACGGCCCGTAGACCTTGCGGCCGAGCTCGAAGGCGTACTTGCCCTTCACGCGCACCCGGCGCGCTTGGCGGCGCTGGTCGGGCGCGAGGCGCAAGATGGCCTTCTCGCGCGCCTGACGGCTCCTCCACGGGCCGTAGAGGCGCGGGGTGGCCGTGGGGTCCTCGAGGAAGTACACGCGCTCCTTCTCGGGCCTGCCGTGGCGCAGCTCGGGCGAGACCACGATGGTCGCGCCGGCAAGGCTCCTCACGCGCCTGGCGACAGAGTCGGAGGTGTTGCCCTCGATGGTGTTCCACACGCCGGGGGAGACCTCGGAGACCAGCATCCCCACGTGCGTGCCGCACCACACGATGAGGGCACCGGGCACGGGGGTGCTCGTGACCCAGCCCTTCTCGCGCCCGCGTGAGCAGATGACTGCGGTGGCCGGGTGGCTCACGTCGGTCACGCCCGCCTCGCGCAGCCAGGCCGAGCAGGCCATGCCACACCAGGGCTCGTAGCGCATCGACCAGTAGCGCTCCCACTTGGTGATCGGCCCGCCGCCGTCGTCGTTGCTACCCGGCGGCTTCTCGCGCACGCCGATGTAGCGGGCGGCCGTGGCCACGACCCGCTGGTTAGGTGTCACTGCCTGCTTCCTTTCGGTTAGAGGAAGTACCCGATCAGGGCGCCGAGGATCACCAGGAACGACCCGGTGAGCAGCGCCCACACGCGCGCGGAGATGACGGCGCCTCTTGCCTCGTCCTCGTCCTCATGCGAGTCGGCGATGCGGGCGCGCACCTGCAGCTCGCCGACCTGGTTCTCGAGCTTGCCGACGCGGCCGTTCTGCGTCTTGACCTTGTCCTCGAGGGCGGCCAGCTTGTCGCCGACCCGCACGATCTCGCCCTCCATGAGCGCGTGATGCCTCGCGCTCTCGCGCTCCATGTTGCCGAGGCGGTCGAAGATGGCCTCGAGGCGTCCTGCGTCGGTCACGATGCGGACTCGTAGATGATGAAACCCTGCAGCACGTCGTTGTTGGTGACCTGCACGCTGCCGGTGGGTCCGAGCGGGTTTCCGTCGGCGTCCTTGTAGAAGATGACCGCGGTGGTCGTGTTTCCGATGACGGTGCCGACGTAGTTGGTGATCGTTGCATCGAGGAACCTGTACGAGCCGGCGATCGAGGTGGATGCGCGGGCAGTGGGGGCCGCCGTGCCACCGCTTCCGAAACCAAGCGTCACCGTTCCGCCAGCGGTGCCCGACGTGGTCGCAGTCAGGTTGAAGTAGGCGACGACCAGGCGGCCGACCTTCAGGTACTTCGAGTCGTTGTTGGTCACCGTCACGGCAACGGTCTGCGTCAGTGTCGGCGTCCATGACGTCCACGCCGTGAAGAACGGGGCGAGCTCGACCATGTTGGCCTGCACGTCCGCGTTGTATCGACTGGCCGTGAGCACATCTCCCGTCGACACCGTCGTTGGGGTGTTCCAGGGCATCTCATTCTCTCCTTAGTAGGTCAGGCGCGGGTAGATCTGCTCGACCCACGCCCCGGCCACGCGCCTGTAGTAGCGGCCGGTGTCGGACTCGAGGATGTAGTCGCCGTTGGTCGGCGACGAGGGGCGCGAGGCGTTGGTGCACACGGTGTAGGTGACCGTGCCGTCGGGCGGCGCGAACGTGCCCTGGGTGCTGCTGCCGAAGATGAACGGCGGAGTCCCGTAGTCGGACATGGTGTAGGTCACGACGTAGCGGTTACCGCCGTCGGTGATCTCGGTCTCGATGCCCTCGATGATGTAGTCACCTGAGGTGCCGGCCACGGTGTCGTTGACCGTTACTCGGTCCTGCAGCTCGAGAGAGAGCATCTGTGTCGTGGCCGCCGCGGGGCCGCCGTCCATCTCGATCGTCACCGGCGCGACGAAAGACGAGCGGATGTTGACGATGAACTGCGCAAGGCTGAGGGCCTGCGCGTCGCTCGCCAGGTATTCGCTCTGGATCTCCTGCCCGTCGCACACTCCGTAGAGCTTCACGCTGATGGGGTTTTGCGCGATCTGCGGAGTGCCGGTCGTCAGAGTGTTGGGCGACGCCCCGGCAGCGCCTGCCTGAGACTGCCTGGCTACCGCCTGGCGGTTGACCAGCTGATCGAACTCGAAGCCCGGCTGGCTGGTCAGCGCGTAGGTGGTGATCGTTGCGGTCGAGCTGGTGCGCCTCGCACGGCTTTCGCGCTCCTCAAACGTGGCGCGGCCATCGCGGTCGAGATAGAACACGCCGCGCTCTGCCTCGAGCAGGTCCTGGATGAGCGTGAGAGCGCTCTTGCTGCCGTCGGCGTTGCCGACTGTGATCGTGTCGCCGGTATCCAGCGCGCCGGTATTGCGCGTTCCGTCAGCCTTGATGCCGCCTTTCCAGAGCGTGCGGTCGTTGAAGTCGATCCCGTCGAGGATCTGGCCGATCCGCCCGCCGGTAGTCGTCGAGAACCAGCTCATCCGGCGGCCGTCCTCACGAGGCCCGCGCGCGACGTGGAGGTGAGCGTCGCCGAGGTGACGTCCGTGGTGGTGCCGGCATCCGGCGTGAAGGAGTCAGCGCCCGTTCCGCCGTTGGTCGTCGAGAGCGCGGGGTCCACGGGGAACACGCGGCTGAGCACGAGCATCAGGTCGACGCACGACAGCCTGCAGATGCCCGTGGCGTAGTCAAAGCGTGCCGAGCGGATGAACCCCCAGAACACGCCGTAGGTTGTGCTCGTGGCCGGGTCTGTCGCGCGGATGCGGATCGGGCGCATGGGGACGAAGCCGGGCGCGTTGGCGCTGTTGAGCAGCGAGCTCTTGTTCGCGGGGTTCCAGTAGGAGCGATCCGACGGGCGCATCATCTCGAGCTCGGCCGTCCCGGCGTTGATCTGACCGAGGATGTCGTCGCGCCCGCGCTTGACGCGGATGCTCTGCACGTCGGTGGTTACGTCGTCATACGCGCCGGTGAAGAACGCGGTGTAGGCGTTCGAGAACACCTCCGCGGTTCGCACGACGCCGTTGATCGTCTGAAAGGCGATCGGGAAGGTGAGCACCTGCGACTGCGCGGCGTTCCAGCCGATCTGCACGCTGTAGGTGGGGACCGCCACGGCCTTAGACAGCCAGCCTCACGAGGCGGTCGAGCTCGGGCCTGAGCATGCGGGCGGCGTCCTTGGCGTTCATCACGCCGTTGAACGTGAGGTTGATGCTCGACCCGCCGATGCCGGTGGTGCGAAGCATCTTTCGGGCCCGGGGCCCCTCGAGCGGCAGCACGGCCTCGCGGCCGGCTTCGCCGATCAGGGCGTTGGTCGGGCCCATGGTGATGCCGCCGGCGGCGAGCTTGACGCCGTAGCGCGGCGCGGCGTTCTTCTTCCAGGCGTTGAGCTTCTTGTTGACCCAGGCGCCCTTCGGGTTGTCCTTCTTCCAGGCGTCGCCCTTCTCATCCCACTGGCCCTCGAGGTTCTGCCGGACGTTCTCGACAGCGCGGTCCCAGGTCTCGCTGGGCTTCTCCACCGAGCCCGTGCCGGCGGCCACCGAGTCGGAGCCCGAGATCTGCTGGATCTCCTTGATCTGCGCCTTGAGCGTGTCCAGGGCCAGCTTGAACTGCAGCGCGAAGGCTTCTCCCAGCGACGCCCCGGCCTCGCCACCGATCAGCGCGTCGAGCTCGGTGTTGAACTGCTCTGCGCTCATCTTGCCCGAGGCGAACCTGGCGGCGAGGTTGTTGACCTTGTCCTCGTTCGCCTTGCGGTCGGCCTCGACCGACGCGCGCATGTTGTCGATCTCCTTCTGCGTGTTGAAGTCGTCCAGCGCCGTCTCGGCGTCTTTGCGCGCCTTCGTCGCGTCGGCGAGCTCCTTCTGCGCGGCGGTCTGATCCTCAGCGGTGCTGAGCGCTGCCTGCTTCGCGGCCTCCTCTTCCTTGGCTGCCGTGATCGCGTCCTCGAGCTGCTTCTTCTGACGATCGGACTGCGCGCTGGCAAACTCGGCCTCCTTGGCCGAGAGCTTGTCGCTGCCGCCCTGCCCGCGCGCCTGAGCGAACAGGGACGCGAAGCTGCCGGCGAGGCCCATGACGTTGCTCTTGGCGCTTGCGACGGCGCTCTTCATCACGCCGATGAGCGCGGTGGTCACCGCGCCCTTCTTGCGCTGCATGCCTGCCTTGATGCCGTCCGCCAGTGGCTCGCCGATCTGGCGCGCCGTGACCTCCGACGGCGACTTGATGCCCGCCTCCTGCTTGGCCTGCGCGATGCCCTGGCGGATGACCTCAGCGATGGCGCCGCTGACCTCGGGCGATCCGGAGCGCACGCCCACGGCGATGCCACCGCTGAGCGCGGTGCCGACCGGCTGGGCCTTGGCGCCGGCCGTGCCCTTGGCCGCTCCGGCGGCTCCGGAGAGCATGGTGTTCATGCCCTGCGTGACCTTGCCCTTGCCGCCGGTGATGCCGAGAGCCACGGCGTCGGGCAGCTTGCCGCCCTGCCCCTTGAGCGCGTTCACGACAGGGTTGATCGCGCCCGGGTCGCCGGCGAGGCCCAGCATGTTCGACACAGCCGACTTGATGAGGCCGGGCAGCGAGCCGATGCCGCGCACGATGAACTGCACGACCTGCTTGCCGAGGTCATACGCGGCGGTGAGCAGGCCCTTGGCGGCGTTCCACAGCGCCACGGGGATGCCCTTGATGAACGAGATGATCCCCTGGACGATCGACGAGCCGATGTTCTTGATCGACTCCCAGGCGCCGCGGAAGTCCCCGCGCAGGATTGAGGAGACCAGCCGGAGCACGCCGGCGATGGTCTGGAACGTCGACTTCACGATGCCGCCGAACGAGGTCACGATCGGCGTGATGACCGACTGGATCTGCGGCCAGTATTGCCGGAAGATCTGCACGATCGAGACCACGATCGAGCCGATGCTGCTGCCGATCGACTGGAACGTCGGCAGCAGGTAGGTGCTGAACCACGTCCACACCTGCTGGGCGACCTGCTGGATGCGCGGCCAGTTCTGCTGGAAGAACGTCGTGGTGCCGTTGATGGCGGCTGTGAGTCCCGGGAGCACCGCAGATGCGAGCGGCGCGATTGCGGCCACCGCGCCCTGCGTGAGGTCCTCGAAGGCGCGCTTGGCCTTCTCGACCTGCCCCGGTGTGGTCTCGCCGAAGGCACGGGCCGATCCGCCGACCTGAGTCTCGAGCTCCTTCAGGATGAGCTTCTGCGCCTGAGCGGTCTGGCCCGTCGCCACCAGCGACTTGATGGTCTCCTTCTGGCTGGCGGTGAACTGCACGCCGGCACGGCCGAGGGCGCTGATGCCCTTCACGGGGTCGTTGAGCGCCTTGCCGACCATCATGGCGCTCGAGCCCATGTCCTTGCCGAGCGCGACCGACAGATCCATCGTCGCCCTGGTGGCGCGGTCGAAGATCTTGTCGGGCCCGCGGTTGCTGATCTGCGTGAAGGTCAGCAGCAGGTTCTGCGCGCCCTGGATGGCGTCGTCCTGCAGGCCGGTCTGGCGCTGCAGGGCGCTGGCCAGACCCTCGATGTGCTGCACGGTGACGCCGGCCGCGCCGCCGGTCGACTTGATGGCCGCCGCGGTCTGCGCGGACATCTTCTGCGCCTCGGAGAACTCGCGGATGCCGGTCTGGAACGCGCTGACCAGACCCTGCCCGATGGCGATGGTCGCGCCGGCGGTGGCACCGGCCAGCATGCCCATTCCAATCGAGCCGAGCTTCGAGCCGCGCTTGCCGAATCCCGAGGCCGCGCTGTCGGCCTGGCGGAAGGCACGCACCATCGACGAGGCATCGCCGACAATGGCGACCTCGACCTTGCGGGTCGCGGCCATTAGTGGTTACTCCGGCTCATCTGCTTGATGTCCTTGCCCAGGGCCTCGATCTCGGCTTGCGTGAAGTCCTGCATCTGCCAGGGGTAGATCCCGTAGACCCTTAGGAGTCCTGGGTTCCACCAGGCTCGGGGGTCGTCTGAGGTGCGTCGCTTGCGTCCTCTGCCGCCTCGCTGGCGGCCGGGGTAGGGTCCTCTTCAACCTCCACGCGGATCGCGCCGAACTCGAGGTTCTCGAGGGCCTCAATCGGAGCTGCGTCGCCGGCGCGCTCGGCGGCGATCTGCGAGATGGCGACGATCACGTCAGTGTCGCCTGCCAGCAGCGCGTCCTCGATCTCGCCGGCACGGATGCCGGTCAGCGTCTTGATGCGCCCCATCTCGCGGTAGGTGAAAGCCTCCGGCATGGGGTAGCGCTTCGGGCCCTCGGGCCACTCGATGACGATCTCGTTTGCCACGAGCGTCCTTTCCGTTAGAGGTCGTTCTTGCTGAGGAAGGTGTCGAGCCAGTGATCCATCGCGCGCTCGACCTGGGCCTCGCTGGTCTCAGCTGCGGGCCACAGGAACGGACGTGCGCGACGGGGGTCGAACTCGTAGATGGCGGGGTACCGATACCCGCCGGGGTACTTCTTGCTCTTCTTCTTGGCCTTGGCCTCGACGAACACGCCCTGCTGGCGCACGGTGGGCACGATCTTGCTGGCGAGGTTGCCGGTGGTACCGACGAGGCCATTGGCCCTGGCGATGAACTTCGCCTTGTCGGCCACGATCTGCCCGACGTCCTTGAGGCCGTCGCGCACCTCGCCCTTGGCCGTCTTGTTGACCTTGTTGAGGTCGCGTTGAAGCTGGGCGAGACCCTCGACCTGCAGGGTCCCGCCGAACGTCGCAGAGCGAAGTGCTCTGCCCCCACGTGCCATGACTACGAAGCCGTGTCCGAGGTCAGGTAGTTGATGGTGATCGGCTGGTTGGTGCCGTCGTTGAGAACCTTGAACGGGATCTCCTGCGTCAGCACGTCCGGCCCACCGATCTGCGGATCGCCGCCGGTGTCGAAGCGCGCCTTGGCAATGTCGATCTCGAAGTAGGGGAACGTCGAGCCCTCGATCGCGGTCGCCGCGGTCCACTTGGCGTTGATCGCCGCCTGGGTGTTGTTGACGAAGCGGTTGTAGGCGGTCAGGCCGTTGAACTCGAGGGTCACCGTGCCGGTGATCTCGGTCATGCCGGCGATGATCGGCTCGCTCATCGTCGCCCCGCCCAGGAAGTAGCGGTCGGACTTGAGGTTGTTGTTGATCTCGATCTCGAAGTCGGTGACCACGGCGACCGAGGAGCCGCCGATCGAGACCACGCCCTGCGTCCAGTAGAACTGCTCATACGCAGCGGCGCTGCCCGTGGTCGGGTAGGTGGCCGTGGCGAGCGACTGCGCGGTGGTCAGGTCCTGGCCGACGAAGGAGATCTCCGACTGCAGGATCTCGTCGACCGACGAGCTGAACGTCGCGGAGTCGACCTTCATCCCGAGGAAGCTGAACGGCTGCACGACGCCGGCGCTCGAGGTGTCCGGCCGGCCGACCTGCACGGTGAGCGACGTGCCGAAGATGTCGCCCAGCGTGTGCGCGTGCAGGCGGGCGAGCGTGGCGCCCGACGGAGTGCTGATCGAGCTCGACCCCAGCACGTGCTTGAGGATGAGGCCGTAACCCTTGGTGGCGGGCTCAAGCGTCACCGAGCCCTCGACGCGCTTCTGACCGGGCGCGTAGCGGTCGGTGCGAAGCACCCTGTTGTTGGCACGAAGGCCGGCCGACTCCACCCGCTCGATCTGGTACTCGAGCGACTCCTCGAGGAACTCGAGGAACCGGGTGGGCGTCTGGTACGTACCGAACGTGCTGCTCTCGGCGAGACCCAGCTGGGCCGCGAGCGCTGACCTGATGGCCATCTGTTACTCCTCCTCGGCCTTTGGGGCCTTCTTGGTGTTCTTGGGCGCGGGCGGTTCGTCCGCGATCCACTCCCCGTTTACGAGCAGGCTCTTGGCCACCTCGTCGGGGAAGGCGGTGGGCTCGCCGTGCATCGCCGTCAGGACCCGCCCGTCGGCGAGCGGGACGTCGACGCCGTCGTGCGGCCCCAGGTAGGTGATCTTCACGGCTTGCCTCCTAGATGCGCGCCTGGACGCGCACGCCGATCGTGAGGAGGGCAGAGCGCGTGGTGTCGCTCGCGCCCACCTCGAGGTTGACGGTGCTCACTGACGCCACGCGGACGGTGTTGCCCATCGTCGGCGCCGTGCTGGTCTCGCGCAGCTGGTTCTCGACCTCGGCGAGCAGCGCATAGGCGCGCTCGACAGCAGGCTGCGTCTGCTGGCCCTCGCGGATCACGAAGATCATCACCTGAACGGTGTAGACCTCCTCCTTGGCGAGCTGGCCGAGCCCGGCCCAGTTCTGCTCGCCATCGAGGCCCAGCACGTTGATGCTCTCCCGCCCGGGGTCCGGCAGGGCCGGCCCGTAGTTGACGCGCACGCCCGTGAGGTTCGTGCGGGCCGCCAGAGCGGTCACCAGGGCGCTCATGAACGCCGGTGCGGTCGAGGTGCTCATCAGTAGATGACGTGCCTGCGGTAGCTGTTGAGCAGCCTGCGCGCGGCCGGCGGCAGCCCGTAGGACGCGATGCGCTCGGTCGCCAGCTGCACGGCCTCGTCGACGTCCATCGCAAAGGCGCTTACGTCGCGGCGCATGGCCGAGGTGACCGTGAGGATCGCCGCCTGCTTGACAGGCTCCGGCACCGATGCGAAGCCCCACACGCCGGCCACGTCGACGATCGCGTAGCCGTAGCGCACGGCGGTCGGCGAGGTGAACATCCCGGTGAGCAGGTTCGAGAACTGGATGCTGGTGAACACGCCCTCGGGCTTGGTCACCGGCTGGCCCTGGTACTGATCGGTGACCGTCAGCGTGAGCGGCGCAGTCGACTCAGGGTGCAGGGTCACGCTCGAGAGCGTCTGGCAGTCATACGGCTCGAGGTCGAGCCGGTACTGGCCGAGCTCGAGGCGGAACCTGCGCGTGGTCGGCGTGCCGACGCTTCCGGTGACAGGAGCGAACTCGCGGTTGACCTCGTTGCAGATCGACTTCGAGTAGATCGTGATGAGCGCGTCGATCAGCGAGTCGCGGCTGGTGTCGGCGGTCGGCATCTCGAGCGCCAGGCGCACGTCCGACCGTGAGCAGAGGTCACCGGCAGCCATCGGCTATCGCTCCTCGACCTTCTTCGCGCGGGTCGTCTTGGGCGCGGGGCGCTTGGCGGCGCGTGCGGCCGGCGGAGCGGCCTGCCCGGTGATCTTGGCGATCTCGGCGTCGACGGCTGCGACGCGGTCCTTCAGGCCGCGGTTCTCATACCCGCGGCGCTCCTCGATGAGTCCTGCGAGGCGCTCGGCCTTTTCCTTGTCATTCACGTGTCTGTGTCTCCAAGTAGGGGAGAACGACGCGGGGCGGACCCGAAGGCCCGCCCCGCTTGTGCCGTTACTGCTGTGTGCCTGAGACCTAGAAGCTCGGAGCCGCGAGGCCCGTGCCGGCGATCTTGGCGATGCCCTTCGGGTAGCGCTCGGACGCGAAGGCCGAGTAGTTGAAGAGCTGCAGGCGCACCTCGAGCGTGCCCGAGAGAACCTGGTCGAGCACGCGGGTGACGACCGGACCCTCCATGAGGGGCATGTCGTCGGCGCGCACGAGGTAGATCTCGTCCTCGTTGGTGCCCGTGCCGTAGGTGGTGCCGACGTTGGCGTCCACGACCACCGGGTAGCCGGCGATCGTGAGCGGCACGCCGCCATCCTGCTCGCCCACGCCGCGGTAGAACCCGCCCTGCTGAAGCAGCGGGAAGGTCGAGCTCAGGTTGCTGGCCAGGAACGCCGCGCGACGCGGGTGCATGACCCAGTGCGTCGGAGGCAGGTAACGCTGGCTGAGCACCTGCTGCACGGCGTCGTAGAGCTTCGGCAGAAGCTCAGCGGCCGTCGGCGTGCTGTCGGTGTAGGTGACGCTGACGATCGACGACACGTTGCGGATACCGACGTGCTCGGAAGAGGCAGCGGCGCCGCGGATGCACTCGCGGTCGAGCTCGGTGGCGTGCGCCAGAGCCAGGTCGCGGAAGATGATCTGGTCGAAGGCCGGGTTGCTGCGCTCGAGGAGCTGCAGCGACACGTCCTGCTGACCGGCGATCGTGCGGACGTACACCGAGAGCTGCGACGAAGTCACGTCGGTCTCGGACACGCCCGAGCCCTCGACCTGCGCAGCCTCAGAGGCGCCGGTGTCCATCTTCGGCAGCGTCATCACCATGCCGGTGTCCGGAAGCGGAACGCTCGGCAGCACGTTGGCGAAGGGGCGACCCTGACGGGCGACCTCCACCGCGTACTCGGCGAGGTACTGCGGCGGGATGAAGCCGCCACCCTGACCCGATGCCGAGGTCACGTTGCGCATCTCGGCCTCGTTGCGCATCAGGCGCTTCGCGGCCTCGGGGTCCGTCTTGTGGTGCACCAGGTCGTACAGGAACGAACGCTGGTCGGGGGAGTCCGGCCGGTAGGTCGGCTCCTCCTTGGTGACGCGGACGTCCATCGAGAGGGTCGGAGCAGCCTTGCGGGCCTCCTGGACCTTCTCGTAGCGGGTGACGGCGCTCTTGCGCGCCTCCACCTCGGACACCGCGCCGTCGAACTCAGCCTCAAGAGCAGCCAGGTCGGCGCTCTCGTCGGCGAGCTCGATCGCGTCGGCCGCCGACTGCATGCGCAGCTCGGCGTCCTCGAGGGCCTTGCGGGCCTCGGTGATCTTGGTCTCCATGAGTGTCATTACCTCGTGAGATCGAACTTGACG